ATTGGTTTTACTTGGTTTTATGTTATAACATGCAGTTATTATTCAATCTTTTCAATTGGGCGTTAACCATTTTTTTTCCGTAATGATTGTTACACACTTTTTTAGGGTGGCAGATCAGGGCACACTCGCCCCCCTTATATATAAATAATAATAAATATATATCTTAGAAATATATTTTATTTAATTTATAAATTGGAAAGAAAGCGGATCAATCAGCCATTGATTCTATTACATTTTTTTAATTTTCAAACAACAATAAACAAGTTATATTCTATGTTGGATTAAAAAAAAACCTAACGAATACAAAGGCTTAACACATGGATATAATTCACATAATTTTAAATTACTGTGTAACAATCATTATGCAAATATGTTTTTAAACAACAATAACAAACAATAAGCAAGTAAAACAAGAATCTATACAACAAGGTTACGAATGTTATCAGCCTATAAAAAAAACACTTGAACACACAAAGAAAATTTAGTATAAAGGCTTATAGCGTGAATTTTGGTGATTCGCGCATAGCTAAAAGAAAGGTAAAGACGATGACAACACAACACACAAAAGGGCCCTGGTCAGCTCAAGGTGACACTTATGTGACAGTTAATAGCTTAATAATTGCCCATTGCAAGCAAGCTGGGAACACAACATTAGAAGAAGCCCAAGCCAATACCCGCCTAATCGCCGCCGCGCCGGAATTGCTAGAAGCTTTGGAACAAGCCTTAGGCATGATGGAAAGCGTACGCGATGCAAACGTAGGCCACGGCCTAGGTCTGTTAATTGCAATTAAAAACACAAAAGCAGCCATCGCCAAAGCAAGGGGGCAATAATGATAAAACTAACACACAAAGCAAATTACACCCGCAAACACACATGGCGCGGTTATGTGCTGGCCATGCTTGCGGGTGCGATTGTCGGTTTAATGCTGGCGGCGCAGCTATGACAGTCTCGCGCATATATAAGCTAGAAACAATGCAGCGCATGGCGTATGGCCTTGAGATACGAATCGCAGGGCTGAAACGTCGAGGTGCTAATGCGGCGGACATTGAGATAGTGCAAGCGGACCTTAAGCGCTTGCAAGGTGAGATTAAACAACTGGAAGCTATAGAAAGGAAATGAAACAATGAAAATAAAAATAGAACATTATAAATACATGGAGTCATCAATTAGCAACGTACCGCTAGGCGATATTTATGACGCATTAGACGAATTAAAAACGAATGACCGCATAAAAGATATTAAGTTAGCCTTACGCTGGCAAGTTATGCGCATGGCTGGATTATCCAATTTTGTGTGCGATGAATTATATAAATATGTCAACGATTCTCATATTGATACGGCCTTGCGCGCTATTATGGCACGTTTTAACCTTGATAATATTGGGGGCAAATTATGACCGCTAACATTGAAACATTTACTAAACTATATGCCGAATCATTCGCGGAATGTTACCCGCAATTCGATATTACAAAAACGGCGGCATTGATCGAGAAAGCCCTTGCCGTTGCATGTAAAAACATAAAGGCCGTATCTATTGACGGCGCGGCCTTTAAGCTAACGGCCAAAAAACTAGGCATTAAAAACACATATTCGGCATGGTCCGAATATCTTAACCAATAATTAAACAACCAAAGGAAAAGGAAACAACACAATGTTTAATCTATATTCAAACCAACACAATGACCCCAAATTTAATGCTCAGCGCAATTTACAGGGCCTTACTCATTACGTTGATGATGATACCTTGCGATATCACAAAGCCCGTATTTTAAGGTCGGGGGCATTGTATAATGGCCTAATATTCTGGCTGATCGAATCCGTTTCGCTTGATTATAACAACACTAAGCGAGGCTTTAGATATGTTCTTTTTGATACGTTTGGCACTGTCATAAGCCGAGTATCTTTAGAAGATTCTTACAAAACACATGAACAGGCCAAAAAAGCCATGTGGGAAGCAATAAACAATATCGACGAAAAAGCCATAACGCTTGAAGCCATTGAAACGTATAAAAGACGGTATTTGCGCGATTCGGATGAATTCGCAGCCCGTGTGAATAAAATAGGGGAAGGGGTTTAAATATGACTTACCAGCAATACTATGAAACGGAAGAAACGGCGCGCTTAGAATTTGCCAGAAAAGCTGCTGCGTATTTCGGCGACCACCCCGAAGCCGTCACCTTTGCGACAGGTGGACCGCAAAAAGGCGAATTAATGGCCTTTAGATGGGGCATGTCTGGCGATTGTGTGCTTGTGTTTAAGGTCGATGACTGCGAGCCAATCATAAATTATTGCAATTTTGTGCCACGTGATAAGGCGCAAAAACACCTTGATTATAACAATGCTGGGATGAATGCGGTGAAATAACCCCACCTCATAGCACCCTGCTTAATTGCGGGGGGTTAGCGGGTGCGATTGTGCGCCTTAAATTAACACGGAAAGGAAGAAGATGACTAAAGAGCTATACATATTTAACAATCAAATACACTTTGATCGAGAGCCTATAGCGCAATTATTAATTGCCGAAGATGTTGCGGCCAGCGCTTTAAACGAATTTATAACCGTTGAAACGTCAAATGAAATGGAAGATAAGGCAAGGGATGAGGGCTATAACGACGGATGCGCGGAAGGCTGGCAAGACGCAATAGAATTTATTGACCATGACCTAAATAAAACCCTATTTGATGGCGTAAAAATAACAGACAAGCAAAAGGAAAAAATCCTCGACAATATGACGGAAATTTTAGAAAGGGCGCAAAATGCAAAAAAATAATGACTATCACCCATCTTACGGTTACGCGACAAAAGAAGAATTTGAGCGACTCAAGGCCATGGGCGAAGGTCCGGCCTATCGTGCCCTATTAAAAAAAATAAACGCAAGAACAAAAAAGAAAGCGAGCAAAAAATGACTCCACACTTTGAAAAAGCAACATTCAAAACCCGTTATATCAATTCCTTACATGAACGGCAAGGCTATAGCAATGGTGTGCTGGGCATTAGCAAGGTCGGAAATGCTGGATATAAACTAACCCATATTGCAAGCTGTAAGGATGTATCGGGGCACTATTTTCCCTTAAGGCGCGATGCGGTAAAGGCGGCAAATTTACTAACCGAATTATTGGGTATTGATGCGCTGGCAAGCATGGACCCATTTTTCGGGCTGGATGGCGACTTAAAAGATGCGGTTATCCGGATATGTAAGGGGAAGGCTTGACACTTAGACTAACAAGGCTGGCATAGGCTGGCCTTGCGTGTGTGTTAATCCTTGCGCGATTAATGGCGATCAGTTAACCTATTACCTTGAGGCTTGTATCCAATGGTAAATCTTACGCATATCTATAAGAATGGCATTGTCGCGGATGACGATTCACGCGACTACGAGGATTTGGATCCCAGACAAGCTTTTTTAGCGCAAATAAGATCGCACGGCATGAAGCCGCCGCCATTTATGGCGCAGGATACCATAACGCGATTTCAGGACAAGGACGACAAGCCGCAAGAAAAAACCGCGTGGGCTTGGTATACGCTTATTGAAGGCGACATACTGATAGGCAGATTCGGCACATGGCGCGGCAATCCTGAGTGCGTTGATTGGTGTAGCCGCAAGATTGAAAGCATGACAACGGCTGAGCGCACATTGCTCCACGAAGCTGCAAAGCGTGGACAGGAGGCCAAGGAAAAGGAAGCTAAAAAGATACAAGAAAACGTCGCAAGCGATTGCGAGCGTTTATTGTCGCAATGCAAACAAGCCGTTGGTCATCCATATATTAAGAAAAAAGGGATAAAAGAATACGGCTTGAAGGTTTACAATGGTAGGCTTTTAATTCCGATATATATTAACGAGAGCTTGTCATCTGTACAGTTTATAGATGAGGATGGACAAAAACGCTTCAAAACTGGCGGCGCGATTAAGTCCGGTTATTATAGGTTTAATGGCGGCGAGTCTATTGTTTATATATGCGAAGGATTCGCAACTGGCGCGACTGTATTTGAAGAAACTGGCATGACGACTTATTGCGCTTTTTCTGCTGGTAATTTGTTTAACGTCACGCTCTATGCAAGGGAAAAACACCCAGATGCAAAGCTCATTGTCGCAGCGGATAACGACGCACAAAAAGAGCCAAATACAGGGCTTATGGCCGCTATGCAGGTCACAAACTCAATGGTCGGGGTCGATTGTGTTTATCCTGAATTTAAAGTCGCAGGTGAAGGCAAAGACTTTAACGATTACAGGGCTATATATGGAGCAGACGCGACAAGTCGCCTGCTGATACGCAAGCCAATAAAAACGGACCAGCAAGACGATACAACAAAACCAACAGACGCTAAGATACCGCATGGCGCATTGGGAAACATCGTTACTTACTACAAGGCCACGTCAGGAAACGATCAGCATGGCTTTGCAATACAAACGGCATTAGCCATAGGGTCCTTTGTGTGTGGCAGATATTTTTGCACAAATGAGGACAATTACGCGGCGCTGTACTTGCTCAATGTTGGCAGGACAGCAACGGGCAAAGAACATTGCAAAGCGACTATAGAGAAAATACTTAAGGCCAGCGGACAAGGGCATTTAATATCCGGCGATGGCTTCACGTCTGCAGGCGCTGTCATGTCGTGCTTGCTGCAAAAGCCCAGAACGATAAGCGTCATTGATGAGTTTGGTATGTACTTGAAGGCAAGTAAGATGGCAGGATCATCCAATCAACACGAAGCTAATAGCGTTTTGATGCAGGCGATTAGCAGGTGCGCTTCCACACTCAGAGCCAAAAGCTATTCAAGTATAACGCTTACAAAAAAACAGGCAGAAGAATTACAAAGTAAGGAAGTCGAAAACCCATCGCTTACGCTTGTCGGCATTACAACGCCGAGCACGTTTTTTGAATCTGTAAGCCAGAAGGATGTTTTATCAGGCTTTTTAAACCGATTTGTTTTGCACATATCTGATGCCGACTTTGGCGTTAGAAAAAAAACAACAAAAATGGACGTGCCAGAGTCAATCATTAATTGGATAAATGCCATTCAAAAAAGAGCGAGAGACAACGGTAACACCTTGCCTCTAGCATCCACGGAAGCTAATCCAGTCGTCATAGATATTTGCGATTCAGCTTATGAAATACAAAAAGAGTTTGAGCTTGAGTGCGTTGATATGATGCGACAATTAGAAAAGGATGGCTTGGAAGGATTAGCGGGTCGCGCCAATGAAATGGCCATGCGTATCAGCTTGATTTGCGCATTGTCGCGTGACCCACAAACAAAATTAGTCGCGGATGTTGATATGCTTTGGGCTGTCAATTATATGCGTTTATCGCTTGAACAGCTTGTAAAGACGGTTAAAAAATATATGCGCCAGTCAGAGCATGATTCGGATACAATGGAAGTGTTTGAAGCTATCAAGCGATCGGGCGGAGGCATTGCATATTCTGATATGTTGCGCATGGGCGGCATTTTTAGAAAGATGCAAACAAAACAACTTCAAGCAATCCTGCAATCATTAGTTGATTCGGAAATGCTTGAAGTTATCACTGTGAAATCACCAAGAGGAAGGCCGACCTTCTTTTACAAAGCTTTGTAATTGTAGTCTTTCGCAAACTTTTCGACATCTTCACGCTTATAAAGAATATTTTTGTACCCTTTTCTCACCCAACTTGGGCCGCGAATATCGCCAGATTCTGTTGCTCTCCGCCACGATCCAAGCGTGTTAACGGTAACACCCAAAAAATCTGCAGTTTCTTGTGCGCTCATAAAGTTTTTTTCCATGTATCACTCCTTTGATTATCATTATATTAATTAAATATTTTTTTGTCAATACTTGTTGACAATAGTTTTGTTTGGTGCAAAAATGTGATTATAAGTTCATTTAAAGGAGGCAAAAATGAATGAAACATTAAGTGATTTGCTGTATGCAATAGAGGCTGAAAACGCCGTTATTGCGGGAGCAAAATCAAAAATCACCCAATACGAATCATCGTTAAAAAAGATGCTGGCAGAAGATATCGCAAGCTCTTATCAAGAAAAAGGCGATAAATTCGGTACCGTTACTTTTGAAAAATGCGGTGTGCAATTTAAGGTCACGACCCCAAAAACCGTAAATTGGGATCAGGACAAGCTGGCCGCTATATACGATAGAATTAAAAGATCAAACGATAATCCGCTTGACTATCTTGATCTATCGTTTAGCGTTTCAGAAACAAAGTACAAAGCTTGGCCGGAGGTGATTCGATCAGAATTTACAGACGCAAGAACAGTAAAAGAAGGAAAGCAAAAAATTGAGGTATTAAAATGACATTATCAACAGAAACACGCACACCAAAACCGCCACGTATTATTATTTACGGCCCCCCAAAGATGGGTAAATCCACCTTTGGTTCAATGGCACCAAGTCCAATTTTCATTCAAACGGAAGATGGTCTTGACGCTATTGACGTGCAATCATACCCATTGGCACATTCCGTTAAGGAAGTGCTGTCACACATTGAAGAATTGGCAACCGTAGAGCACGACAGAAAAACGCTTGTTATTGACAGCGTTGACTGGCTTGAGCGTTTGATTTTTGAGCAAGTATGCGCAGAAAACAAATGCAAAAGCATTGGCGATATTGGTTACGGCAAAGGCTATATTTTTGCATTAGATATTTGGAAGCAGATTATCGCAGCAACAAATTGGTTAAGAGACAATAAGGATATGACGATTATCTTTATTGCTCATAGCCAGATCAAGCGATTTGAAAATCCAGAAACAGAATCCTATGATCGCTATCAGATTAAAATGCACGAGAGTGCATCTGCAATCCTGAGCGAGAATAGCGATATTATTCTTTTTGTTAACGAGTTCGTTAGCGTAAAGAAAGGCCAAGAGGGTTTCTCACAAAGAACACGCGCCATCGGCACGGGCGAGCGTATGCTTTATACAGAGCGTAGGCCGTCATTTGTTGCGGGCAATCGTTTTTCTTTGCCGCCAGAAATTCCTTTTGATAAGGAAGGGCAGCACTGGGCTACCATTGCTTCTCATGTTCCATACTTTAACAAACCACCATTTTAAGGAGCTTTAAATGACTACTTTTAACTTTATCAAACAACAAGGTCGCGCTTTCGATCCGACGGAATATGAGGCAACAGAGCGCGTGCTGCTACCAGAAGGCGAATATCTGGTATCTATCGTTGACAGTGAAATGTCAAAAACTTCAAAGGGCGGCGACATGCTTACAATCACTATGCAAGTTGCCAACGGGGCGCATGAAGGCGCTACATTAAAAGAGCGTCTGAATGTCATTAATGACAATCCAAAGGCGATGGAAATTGCAATGCAAACACTTTCGCGCATTACAAAGGCCGCAGGATTGGCATTGCTTGAGGATAGTGAGCAATTACACGGCAAGCGTGTTGTGGCGAAAGTATCCATTAAGGCTGGCCAAGGCACATATCTAGCATCTGATGGCACTGAAAAGCCAAACGGAGACCAGAATGTTATTAAGGGCTACAGATCACCAACTGCAGTCCTACAACCAGCGAAACAAGAGTCCGCAACAAAAGAAGCGTCCCCTTCCGCTTCAAAAGTTCCGTGGGCTAAGTAACTGGTTAGGGGGCAGGGTTCTTATGCCTTTCCTTCCCTGCCCCTTTCTTTTTTAGGAGATTACAATGGTCAAAATACCTGATTTTGGCGACCCTTTGGTCGCGCTGATGGATCGCGCCCTCATCGCAAGCTCTAAAGACGAAAAAGAGCGTGATTATATAGGTGCTTCGTCTATTGGCGATGAGTGCAGCCGTAAACTTTGGTATAAATATAAAGGACACAAAGAAGAATTTGATGCGGACACGTTGCGCAGATTTAGTGACGGTCATGATACAGAAGCTAAAATTATTAACTGGCTGAGATTATGCGATGGCATAGAGCTGCACACGCATGACGAAAACGGCAACCAATACGGTTTTTCTGCTTTTGACGAGAAATTTAAAGGTCACTATGACGGCATTATTCGTGGCATACCACAATCGCCTAAGACTTGGCATATATTTGAAGTAAAATGCGTTTCGGATAAAAAGTATAATGAGCTAGTTAAGTTAAAAGCGTTAAATGAAAAAGCAGCTTTGCAGCAATGGGATGCCGTATATTACGCTCAAGGCATGGTTTATTGCAAACAAGAAAACCTAACGCGACATTTGCTTTTGTGTGCCACAGCCGGAGGTCGCAAGCTTATTAGCGTAAGGACAAACGCAGACAATGAGTTTGCAAAAGCCATGGAAGCAAAAGCGCAACGTATAATTTCAGCAAAAGAGCCGCCTGAGCGCATTGGCGGACCAGATTATTATAAATGCAAAATGTGCGGCTTAAGAGATGTCTGTCATTAATCCAAGATATTACCAATCTGGGGCCGTGGAAGCCACAATAGCGTGGTTTGAAAGCGGGAAACAGAAGCCGCTTATAGTGCTGCCGACTGGGACTGGCAAAAGCTTTGTGCAGGCGCTATTGATACAAACAATATTAACGGGCCACAATTACGTCAGAATTATATGCGCAACACACTCGAAAGAACTTGTGCAGCAGAACCACGATGAGGTTCTGGAAGTGTGGCCGGAATGTCCAGCCGGTATTTATTCCGCAGGATTGGGCAAAAGGCAGTCAAAGGCGCAAGTTTTATTTGCTGGTATCCAATCTGTTTACAAAAAGACAAACGAAATTGGCGCAGCGGATATTATTATTGTTGATGAAGCGCACACAATGTCTCCAGAAGATGAAACAAGGTGGAATATATTTATCGCAGATCAGCTTGCTTATAATCCAGATTTGCAAATCATAGGGATGACAGCAACGCCTTACAGAGAAGATAACGGCAATTTAGTGCCGAAGGTCTTTGATGGGATCGTATACGAATATTCAGTTGCTCAAGCCATTAAAGATGGCTATTTGTGCGACGTTGTATCAGCGCCAACAGCAACGCATTTATCTACTAAGGGCGTGAAGAAAAGGGGGCACGACTTTGCCGCGGGTGAGCTTGAGAGGGCGGTAAATAAAGAGCACCTTGTAAAGGCGTGCTGCGAAGAAATGATTGCTTTGGGACAGGATAGAAAGAGCTGGCTTGTTTTTGCATCTGGGAATCAGCACGCCAAGGATATCAATGATTATTTGTTGTCCCGTGGAGTTGATAGCGTTTGTTTGACTAAAAATACACCAAAAGAAGAAAGACGACTTGCTATTCAAAGGCACAAATCAGGGCACTTAAAATGTATCGTAAATAATCTTATTTTAACAACGGGGTACAATAACCCAAGATTGGATATGATTGCTTGTATGCGCCCAACAAAATCAAAGTCTTTGTGGGTTCAGATCGTTGGTAGGTTAATGCGTTTATTCAAAGATAAAATCAATGGCCTGCTTTTGGATTTTGGTAGAAACTTAGACAGACACGGACCCATAGACAAGATACGCGGAGACAGCAAGGACAGCCCATCCTGCGACGGTGAAGCGCCAATGAAACAATGTCCGAAATGCTACGCCCCCGTTTATGCCGCCGCCAGAATATGCCCAGAGTGCGAGCACGAATTTGACATGGAGATCGCGCCTAACATTGACCACAAACCAAGTGATTCGGTTGTGTTCTCGACACAGGAAAAGCCAATAGAGCTTGATGTAATGGGCTTCAAAGCGAGGAGACACATGGGGAAAGACGGAAAGCCAGACAGTTTGTGCGTATCATACGCCACAACTGTTGGGGCTATAAAGGAATTTGTGTTTTTTGACCATCCAGAGGGCTGGAGGCCAAGAAAAGAAGCTATTTTATGGGCGGTTAAGCATGGGCATGACTTTAATAGCGGCCCCATAGGAGGTGTTAGTTGGGCAGAAGGCAAACAATGGAACGTGCCAATTTCTATAAAAGTACAAAAAGAAAAAAAATATTTTAAAATTAAAGAAAAAACATTTGACACAGATAAAAACATTTGAGAGCATGATTTTAGAGAGGTAAAAATGAAAGAAGTTCACTTAATGGAATTAAACGATATGGCATACGAGCTGAATAAGCTTAAAAAGGGGAAGATGGCTGTTTTTGCTATCGGTCCGGCTGGCACTTATTCAAACTTGCCAACGTATACAAAGGACCTGATTAACCGCTTAGTTAAAGAGGGGCGCATTACAACTGCTCAGAAAAAAGTAGGCGTGTTAAATGGTCATTATTCAGTACACGTGTTTCAACATATAGCGATAGGGGTAAGGTGATGAATATTGAGAATGTAAACTGGGATATTGATACCGAATACAATAACGCAAAAATGACTTGCAAGATTTACTTGCACGAAATTGACGTCGAAGGATGGTTTTTAAGCGAGCCTTTTATTGTTGTGGATGGTAAAGAATTTATTGGTAATGAGATTAATACATTTGCCGTTCAATGCGGGAATGGCAAGTCAGTAGATTTGTCAGAGATATGGGCATACTTCGACGCACACCTTGAAGAAGCTGTAAGCGAATACAAGCGCAATGCAGCAGCCGAGACTAATCATGTTAATTCAGTTGCAGATATGAGGGGGAGAGTATGAAAAAAGATGATAGCGGACAAGCATTTCCATTTAACGATGGAACGAGAGGCTGGAGTGGCTTAACCAAGCGCGAATGGTTTGCTGGAATGGCTTTGCAGGGAATGGTCGCTTATTGCGGCATTAATGAACTTGGTGGACATTTAGAAGCGGACACAAATATAGGGCGAAAAGCATTTATAATAGCAGATGCAATGATTAAAGCAGGGGGTGAGGAATGACAAAATACAACGAAGGCGATTTGGTGACGTTAAAGCTAACAAAGCTGCAATCAGACAATTTAAATGACGGAATGGTAGGAGCATTTTTTAAATTTGAACAGTTTGAAGAAGGAGAACGAAGATGAAGTTAGATAAAGAAACACAAAGACGACTTGCACTGTTAGATGCGCTAGAAGCTGGCGGCGTTGATAACTGGGAAGGCTACGACTTTGCAACCGAAGAATACCGAAAAACAATCGGACGCGAAGAAACGGCAGAGGATATTGCTGACGAAATATTACACGCAATTTGCACCGAAGTAGAACAACCAGCTGGGGTTGGGTGCGGCTTTGGCTTTAGCAAGAACGCTATGGAGTACACCGTTCAAATTATTTTAAAACGCGCAAAGGAGTTAGTATGACCAACCAAACAAAGGAGAGTGAGTGATGAAGGTTATAGGGAAAAGCAAGGAAGGATATATCTGTGAAATTGGCCACACAGAGCTTGAGATGTTTTTAAACCAATATTACGGCAAGCTTGCTAGGTTAGATGTTGGTAAAGAAATTGATTTAGGTAAAGGTTATGATTTTTACCATGAGACAAAAAGATTACTAGGAACAATGGGCGATCTTGTAAAACAAAACAAAAAATTTTTAGACACTTTAAATGAAGGATTGATGATGTTTGTATTAAAGGAGAACAAAGATGACCAACCAAAAACACCCGCTTGAGAGCGTTGCTAAAACACTAGATTACCTTGCTAATGATTGGCAGGGCAAAGACGGGGCGCACACTGTAAATGAGGAAGCAAAGTACGCCCTAACAACCCTGCGCGAATTTATCGCCAACGAAGAAAAAGTCGAAGGGCTTGCGGAGGCTGTTGCTGAGGAAGATGCATGGCTAACAGCTACAGTGAATTTAATCAAAATTATGCAAGCCGCCAAGCTGCAACTTAAAAGACAGGGGGAGTGAATGGCGGACGATTATTTTTATTATTCGCAGGTGATTAGGTGGTTGCCAGATCAGGATATTAATAACTGGTGGTTCGGTAGTTGGGGAGATAATCCAAATAAGCGTGAGATTATACGTGAAGCATTGGCGCAATTATCTGCTGATTTTGATTGCGGCAAAACAATCAAGACCATTCTTAAAGATCTTGGTTTGGTTGGCAAAGGAATATACCCAAAGCTCACAAAGAAAGGGCGTCGTTATCTGTATTACGCCAATGTATATGCAATTAAATCCAAACAAATATCGGAGGAAAAATGACAAATAACGAGATGCCGGATGAGATTTATGTAGGAAAAGATGGTTGGTTTTCCATACAAGATGAGGGTGCCGAGACAAATTACACCCGCACAGACCTCGTTATCCGCAAAGATGATGCAGTTTTAAATAAGCTAGAAGATGCCATTTACCAATTTATACATGAGCCTAACGCGCCAAATGAAGAATGGGTTTTAGAAGTGCTTGGTGAACTACAAAAGCTGCGGGGTGGGTGATGCAACCGATTGAGCATTTCTATGATTGTAAATGCAAAGAATGTTGGGTTAAGCGTGGCGGTAAAATTATTGACCAAGCACACGAACGCGCTAAAGAATTTCTTGCGGAACCAAACATAAAATTAAACAGACATCAGCGCAGAGCGTTAAAGAGGAAAACAAAATGACCGACACAACAAACAAGCGGGGTGGGTGATGGTTGACAACAATGAAATACCTTTTAACGCACCTAAAGTTGTAGAGGGTGAACAAGAATACCCGCCGCAGACGATGCTTGACCGCTACAAAAAGTCCGAGCTTATCGAGATTGCACATCAATGGTGTGATATTGCTGAGGAGAAGGTGGCCAGAGTACGCGCTCACCTCAAAAGCGGCACTATGTCCCACGCGCAAGCTCTTTGGTATTGCCGTGTGTTTGGACGTTATACGGGATTGCTGCCGACAGGACCAGCATCGGGAAGTGGCAAAACTGATGTTTAGGTTTAAACCACAACAGCACGTCCGTATTCCTTCGCTTGAATGTACCGGGCGTGTCAATAGGTGCATAATCGATGGAGGACCTCAGCCTATTTATGTTGTCCACTACATAAATCACGGCGAAGGCAAATGCCTTGAATTTTACGAAGATGAATTGGAGGAGAAAACAAAATGACCGACACACAGAAGGCTCTGGATGCGCTACACCAAAATACAAAATTGTATCTCGGCACCTATGATTATCAGTGCGGATATTTAGACGCTATAAAAGATGCAAAAGCCGCGCTTGAGGCGAAGGCTGTGCCGGATGGAACGGTTACAATCCCTAAAAAACTTTACGACTATCTTGTGCGGTATTGGCACAATGAGGATGTATCCAAAGATGAAGGGTATGAAATAAGGGAAATGATCCAAGCAGCGCAGGAGGAAAAATGAAAACACAGGAAGCGATTGACATTATTCAAAAACACAATGATTGGCGCAGGGGAAAACCGCCTTATGCTGGTGAAGTTCCAGAGCCTATGCCCGTCACGCCAGCAGAACTTGGTAAGGCCCTTGAACACGCCATACAGGTCATGCGCGAGAGTGAGTGGGAAAATATCGACACGGCCCCAAAAGATGGGACAGATGTTTTGGCGTTTGAATACCCCACTATAATGGTTATGTATTTTAATGGATACAATTGGGTGCAATCAGATAATCAAGCCAGCGAATGGTCGCCTGATCGTCAATGTCCAACACACTGGATGCCATTACCAGAACCACCGGAAGGGGAGTAGATGAGACTGCCAATTATCACAATTGAAGGTAAACAGTCAGATCACATTGTCCACGATCCAATCATTATTAACATCGAGGATGATATCATAAAAGACATTAGGCATTTAGCGGCGATCAATATGCTTATGTCTGCACAAATACGTTACAAAGTGATACAATTCAGAACAATGGAGAAACTATTGCCTATGCTTGACGATTTAGATGAATTTGCAATGGGCCTAGAAAGGGTCGCACATGCTTTTAAAGTGCAGCACTAAAGCCAGTCACGCATGGCCTGATGAAGCTGAGGAACGGCTTAAAGACCTACGTGCACAAGGCATGTCTTATTCCAAGATTGCCGACGTGCTGTATGAAGAATTTAAAGATTTTTTTAAATCCGGCGTAACTAAAAGTTCAGTTTCAGGCAAAATCAAACGACTAAAAATAGTCACACCAGAAAAACCAGTTATTAAAAAGCCCAAATCAGCCCCGATTGCAGAGATACGCAAAACAGGCGTATCATTAATGGATGCTAAGAATATGCAATGCAGATGGATTGAAAATAATATGTGCTGCGGTAGGGCCGTTAAACTATATGCAAAGCCTTATTGTGATGAGCATTATAGCTGCGTGTATATGGCTGGATTGAGCGAATGGGTTAAGAAGTATAAGGAGTATATAAGGTGAAAAAATCATACCCGTACCGAAAAAATGACAAGTATTGCGTTGATGTTGTTGGAGAATTAACCGGATCAGTTAAGATGTTTGATGACTTTAACGCAGCCCTGATTTACAGTAGACTACAAGAGCCTGACTACAAAATAGTGCATGAGAAGGAAGATGAATGACACTACTAAATGAACGCGAAAAAACACACGGAGATTTTAGCCTAAACGCTGAAGCAAGCCAACGTATTAAAGAAACAATACAAAACAGCGTGACTTATTTGCAAATGTCTTGTGTGCAGCGCGAGGCATTGGATATGATTGCTTTAAAAATAAGCCGTATTATATCAGGAAAATATGACCATTTGGATCATTGGGAGGATATCGCTGGTTATGCTAATTTAGTTATTAACCACATGGAAAAAAATAAGTTATTAATGGGGTTACAGGCTGCTAAAAATGAAGCAAAAAAAGAACATGACCAAACAAAAATCTATGTAGACAAATTTGGTAACGAAGTTGATCTTTCTTGGGTCAAATTGGTACCTACAGGCTCAGGTTATTGCAAGTGCGGCAATCATTTCTCTTGTTGTCAACAGTGCGGCTAATATGGTATGATCCGGCATGGCAGATAAAAAGAACTACTCGCCCGAATTGATAGCCCAAGTTGTTAATGATCTAGAAAATGGGCTTACTAATAGAAAAGTCGCTAAAAAATACAGTATCCCAGAAGGCACTGTACATCACTGGAATATCAAAAGAAAAAGCGATGACAAGTTTAAGCCTATCCATGAAAAAGCAGAAAACCCCGTCATTTTACCATCTTTTTTAGATGATGAAGCACCAATTGAGGAATTAATCCAAAAGGTTATAGTTAATAATAAAAGACGGATTGAATCAGAAAACTCTAAAAAATGGTTTACAATAAAGGCCCCAATTAAAGGGCCTTTTGCTTTAATGTTTTTTGGTGACCCGCACGTAGATGATAATTACTGCAATTGGGAATTGTTAAAAAAACATTGTGATTTAGCGGCATCACATGAGCGCATCTACGGGATAAACATAGGCGATACTCATAATAATTGGGTTGGTAGATTAGCAAAACTTTATATAAACCAAGATGTTACACAACGGACTGCTTACAGGTTTGCTGAATGGTTTTTATTTCAGTCCGGCGTTAAATGGCTTATATGGCTTATGGGCAACCATGACGCTTGGAATGATGGCATTGACCGTTTAAAGGCCATGGGTGGGCAAGTTGTGCCTATGCTTGACTGGAGAGCGCAGTTTAAAATTGAGTGCTACAACGGGCGCGAGATACTCATAGATGCAGCGCACGACCATAAGGGCCATTCTAAGTATAACGAACTACACGCGCAAGATAACGTAGCCTTAATGGAAAAAACCCCGCATTTAGCTATTGCAGGACATAGGCACCATCCAGCACTTAAAAAGAAATGGATACCAGCCGAGAATATGGTTTCATGGCTTGCCCGTCTTGGGTCTTATAAATGGGTAGATGCCCATGCAAAGGTTAACGGATTTTACGATTATCAAGACGCACCCGCGATGTTGGTTATTATTGACCCTGACGCAGAATCAAATAGCCAACTTTTGCACGTTACCGATAATATTGAAATAGGAATAGATTTACTCAATATTATGATAAGTAAGCGGCAAAAAAAGAAGTGATTTTTTATCCACTATGCTATTATAAGGCATGGCTGAATATCATGACAATGTGATTGATTTTAGAACTAGGAAAAAAGTCGAAATACAACCCGACTTAACAGACAATGATACTACAGAACAGCCAAGATTCCTAGACAAATTGTTGAGAGACCTAAGCACACAGAGCAAGCAATTTCAAGATTTAGTCGTTATTGTAACGGAAAAATCAAACCCTAACGCGCCTGTTGTTTATTCATCGGAAATAACCACCGATACAATGGATTTTTTCAGTATAAAATTATTAAGAACGGCTATGGAATGGGATGGTGAAGAATTTGATATTGACAATGACGAGGAAGATACGCCCTAACGGCAAACATTCACAGCCGTTTCATAACGCAGCGCAAGAATAGCCAGATCATTAGCCGTACACTTACAATTATCAACATTCCCAGCTTGTACAGACGCATGACAAGCCTTGTCTTTAAAACACGCCGGATATTCTGGATGGTTGCGTTTAGGCGCAATGTTGACGCTTGCACATGCCGAGAATAACGCGCATGAGATCATAATCAAGCTTACACTTAGGAGGCGCATTTTGTAATTCTTCCTCGCGGATTTGTAGGTCTTTAAATTCTTTAATAGCCTTGTCACCAGCTTCTTTTTCTAAAACAGCTTGTATCTGGGCTACTTTAGCTTTTTGACGCTGCTCGCCGTATAAAATCGCGCCCGTTGTCCAAAGCGCGATTAATCCAGCGATAATGACCAAACGTGCCAAGTTACTTGGTAAGGCCAAAAGTGTGAATAACTTTAAGAACGGCATCAATAACCTTGTCATCTGCTTTTGTTGGGGTCAGTTTTGCCAATACAGAAAAACCACCCAAAATCATAAGAACTGCGCTTAATACTTCCGCGCCGTGTGCCGTAATAAAACCAAATACTTCTTGCATAAGAACTCCTATCTTTTGGGTATTATACCATACAAGCTTGGAAATGCATAGCATCTGGTCGAGACCATTTACCGCCCCAAACCCAGCCATGAGACTGGAATATCTCAACCACTTTCATGGGCATCATATTTAACTTGGAATCGTATACACGACCTAGCCAGTTTAATTCAGGTGACAAATCAATAGCGCATCCCCATGAGTGCGTTGATAGCGTGTGAAGCCCTCTCATACGCCGGAAGTTATAAGCACCGCCGCAACGGTTAATCTGGCTTTTAACACGTATTTCCTTGGGAACTTCGTTAGAAATTTCAGTCAAAATATCAAACAAGCTACCCGCGCACTTTTTATGTATTTTAATGCTTTTAACTGGCTGCATAGACCAAGACCAATACATAGGATAAGGCGGCACGATGCTTGTTAAGTTATCGGCTTCCCACTTGGGAGATGGCATACCGTCGCAATCACCATCTGGATTGCCGTAAAACTCGTTTAAATCTTTATATCTGGGCCACATGATAACCTTTATATTGGCAGGATGTTATATTTTACTAGCGTATAAGCTATCGCCGCAAATGCCGCAAGCCCTGTAAAGAATTCGCCTAGCTCAGTTGCGTATTTAGTTGATATAAACCGTCCTAGCATATAACACGGCCCCTTAGCCAGCCCTGCCACAGTAAACGCATAAGCGGCGTTATGGTCGCCAATGTACCAGAACACCATAGCAGCCCCAGAAGTCGCTGCGAGGCCCATTAAACACATCCCCAAAGCGTCATACCAATAACGCGGCATGTGTGGGTATAGCCACAAGATAAGCCATTCTAGCTTTTCAGGCGTGCGTCCGTTAAATGGCTCTTTTGGATTAGTGCCTAAATCCATAAAGCCACCATGGCCTGTTGCTTTACCAGCGAGACATAGGACAAATGCGCACAATGAAAACCATATATTATAAGCGGCAAAGTAAACCGTAAGGGCAAATGGTAAGGCCCAGACTGTATTCTTAATAACCTTTGGCGCAGTCTGGAATATACCCCCGCCGTGCCAGCGAGATGCTACACCACCTGCCGCGATTATTGCTGCAATTTGCGAGAATTTACGGAAGCTACCCATTTTTTAAATACCTGTGCAAAGTGTTTATAGTTAGGTGCGTGACGGTTAAAGCTGTCTTTTAAAATGGGTTTTTGTGGACGCTGTGTCATTGGTGAAATATCGCCGCAACTGCCTTCGTTACACTGGCACCCAACGCAGCACCACCGGCACCCAAGGCCAATACAAAGCCCCATGCTTTATTTTTAACCGTTTCTAATTCAGTAATACGGTCAGCGTGATTGTCAAGCTTTTCGTCTAGCTCTTTAAAGCCGCGTTCTAATAATCCCTCGATCCTGCCTAATCTTGAATGTATATCGTCGGACATTATAAATTGGGATCAACCCACCCCCGCGTTGTAATTCTGATATTATTGGCACTTGAACCACGCGAACCAATACGAGCCGATGTGTCAGTTCTTACAACTTCCTGACCGCCGTTATAATAATTCGTAGCGGCCCCTGCCCCCGATGTAATTGTTGCATAACCAGTCGTTGCGTTTGCTGCTTCGTCTGTATCATCTGGCGAAGTTAACAACAAAGCCATGTCAGAACCGGACGTGCTGGCAATAACCGCATTTACAATCGCATCAACTTTTCGACCTGTTGGAACCGTCATTGTGTGAAGTGTACGGCTTCCGGTTGAAGCTGTTGTACTTACGTCTGCGACTAATGATTTCCAGCGAAATTCTTTGCCGTTTTGCGTAAATTGACGAATAGCGGCAGAAGCACGATTAATTGATCCAATGTATGCCTTTTTCGTGTAATTAGTTGGCAACGTAGGGCTGCCATAAGTAATGGTCGAAACAACATCAGAAACACCCGTATCCGGCCTGTTGATGGCGTATATGTGCCACCAGTTATCTGAAATTGATCCTGTATCTCTCATGCCTTGGTTTGTACCAACGGCCCATGCAGCGTCTAATTGTTTTGTGATTGCTGTAAGAGTGATAATTGTTGTACCATCATCTGAAACAACGGAACCAGCCGCGATGTCAATGTCATTTGTTGCATCTGTGCCGTTGTTTGAAAGCGTCAGGCCGTTTAGGATTTTTCCTTTTGAACCAGCAACAAAAGAAGATACAATTGAAGATATGGAACTGCCAATAGCAGAAAAAGTTACGGATGTTACACCAAGAGTGCCGCCAGAATCTGAAGTGCAAATGTACTGTATGTCGGCCAGCGTAACTCCTTGCTCAACAGAAACCGCGCAAGAAACTAATTTGTCCCAAGTATCCACGTCCGTTGCGCGGGTCCAAGATCCGGCTGCGACAACATAAATGCCGTTTTGTGATGCCGTTGATTGAGCACGCACAAGCACGCGATCACCAGCGACGCATGATATACCGTCTATTGTCTGTGGTCCAGATAAAGTAATGTTACCAGTTGTCGCTGCCTTAACGCTGTTTTTCCATTTAATGCCAGCAGCAGCGGCTTCTGCAGCGGCTTGGGCTGACGATGCGCTAGAAGCAGATGCGGCAGCAGCCGACGCGCTAGCAGCAGCAGCGGCGGCAGAAACAGTGTCTACAACATCTGTTACAGACGGATTACCAGAAGCATCAAAAAATAAAGCTTTACCAGCGCGAACCGCTTTTGCTGGAATTGTCGTTGTGACGCCAGAATCTGTAGACGGAATAACAAGTGCGCGGTTTGATCTTTCGGCTGTTTGTTGAGCCATAATAACGGACTTATCTAAGGCGGTTTCCAATGTGGTAGCCGGAAAAGCTGTGTTTTCATCAAAGTCGGCATCTTGCAAATAAGGCACTAAACGCTCAATTGTAATACGAACCGTAGATGCTGGAGCGCCAGTTAAAATTGTAATGGTCCCAGTTGAGCCAGAACCACCGGAAACACTATAGCCGACACCTAGAGTTAAGACAGTAGAGACATCAGTTGCTATAACTGTGCTCGTTACAATCAAATCCGTTGAATCGTAAAACTGGAAAGGGACAGCAAACAGCGTTGTAACACCATTTCCTACGTATTGTACTGGGGTATAATTGCTACTTACTGTCATGGTGTTAGTTTACTCCAAATGCACTGTTGTTTCAATTCAATTTTCTACCAATGGTTTGACGGCGTATTCTTTTAAATACGGCTTAACCAATGGTATCGGGAGCAAATTAACCAAACTATTAATAGGCCCTTCTTTAAGATTTCCATTTTTATCAAAATAAGGCATTTTGTATTCGCCCGCTTTCTCATCAAGTTTCGGCACTGGAGCCAACCTAAAAAAGTCAGCAATAACACTGCCGGTTACGCCAGCCATAACATCTTTGACATCTGAATATTCGTATATTCTCGCCCCGCCAGACTGTATACCGGCGAGCCTGTTAACCAACACAGAACCACCCGCCTCTGGCAGCACGCCTAAGATACCACTTCTGTTTATGCCAGCCCACAGCAATTCGTCTGGATCAGTGCTGACATCTTTGCCTTGTGATTTATTGTAGAAATAATCAACGGCGGAAGAAAATCCTACGATCATGCCAATTGCAGGCAAAGATTTTGTCGGCCTTTGCGACGCTTGCAAAAGATATTTTTGTGTAGCCGCCACTGACCATGTTTTAAATTTAAAAAAATTTTTTCCAATTGGCGTTCTAAAGATAAACGGCGTGTCACCAAGGTCAGCTTGTACAGACGTGCGCCTGTTGTCTCGCCTAATGGCGTTTACCCAAATCTCTCTAGCAACGGCATCATCCCATTGATCCGCATTAGATAGAAATATACCTTTTTCTTCCGTTCCATGTTTCTTAAGTTGCTCTATAATTTTTCTATAATTATTTTTATCAATACCAAGATAGGCTAAATCAGAAAGCTCATCTTTTGATAAGCTGCCAAATTTTAATAAACGCTCTTTAATAACGCCTTGCTGCACTAAAAAGCCAGCCGTTCTTACAACCGAATCGTAATAAACAGAAAGGTTTAGCCTTTGCATCATTGCGTTGCCTTTTTGTAAGGCGCGGCCAGCTTTGCCACCAATCTCGGCGTGCAGAACTTCATGGCCCATCATATCCATAAGAATTTTATTTTGTGCAACCTCTAGGCCAACGCCAAAATATCCGGCTTCTTTTTTGGCTACGCTTGCCATTGAGGGGTCACTAACAAAAGATTTGATAAGTTTGGATACACCTATACCTGCATCACCTAAACCGTGGTGAAGCGTGATCGCGGCCACTTCTGACACAGATGACATCACCTGACCGCCAAGTTTTGTGATGTTTGTAAAATTACTCAAGGCATTTAAAAATGGCGCATAAATACCAACTTTACTCACGGCCTCTGCGCTATATGTTCCTGTTTCTGTGGCCCAAGCTGTGCTTATGTCGCGCAATGCTGATTTCTTTTCATTTTCTAACTTAGAAGCGAGCCTATCATCCTTTGAAGTTTTAGCTTTTGCAATTTTTGCATCCATAGATTCAGCGTATTCTTGCAGCACATCATCAATTGTTTTTTGTGGAAACGCCCTGTTTATAGCGATTGCCGGAGACACCTCATTGATATAATGATTAAGCAATAAGGCAGGATTTGTTTCAAGAAAATCAATGTATTCTATTGGATCAATATTTCTTTCTCTAAAAAACTTTGGCTTTAGTTTTTTGCCGCCAGAAGCCAAAAGCGCGGCATCTTGCATAGATCCATTTGCGTACGATGTTGCAATAACACCGGCCTCCTCAAGTAAATCATTGTCAGATGTATGCTTGAGGATTTTCAGCATAGCTATATCATCTTCAATGTCTTGCGCATTTTTGGCAAGCTTATCAAGTGTAATGCCTATTTTGCCTACAGATTTATTCTCTTTTAATTTTGCGTTTATTTTTTCAAGTCTGCCTTCAAGCTTCGCAATAATTTCATCGGCCGACTCTCGTTGCTTTTTAAGTGTCTCAAGATTTTTAGAAACAAGTGCATCTAAGTTTTGATTTGCCTTTTCTTTGTTAATTATAACTGGCAAGCCGTAGTCGTTTCTCGCAACAAAGTCTTTAACACCCTCATCTTCCATTGTTTTTCTGAGATTTTTGAACTCGTCCGCAAATTCATATATAGCCTTAACTGCAGGATTGGCAGCGTCGCTTAATCCTTTGTTTGACCATAAAGCGATGGCCGCGTCTTTGTAATCTTGCTCTTTTACAACGTAGCCAGATTTTTGCAGAGATTGCAGTTTTTCCCCAAGCGACCTGCTTTTTGCAAGAGATTGCTGACGCAGTTTATTTACTTCTTCGCCAAAATTAATGCCGGACGCAATCTGATCTTCAATATTTGATTTTGTCCTTGCGCTTGTACCAAGCACCTTGCCATACAAATTAGCGGTTTCTGCATCAACGGCAGCTTGTCCGCGTGCCCTAGGGGAAATCAAAGACAAAGCCTTGTTTAACGATCTTGAGACAATGTTTCCGCCAATGCGATAATCGTCCGTTTTTGCGGCCATAGCACTCAAATCCTGTGCCGTCAATTGAGCCGGATTAGCTGCCTTTGTTAAAGATTCATTCGAGAAAGAATAGAAGTCTTTTTGCGGAATAATGTTTTTAGTTGCAAGGGTTGACCATGTTTCAACGCCCTTACCCAATAATCCACCTATAACAGCGCCGCCAGCAATGTTTGCCGTTGTGGTAAAGGCGTTATTTTCTTCTGGTGAGCCAATCTCCTGTGAAAGTGATACAGCGGCACCAGCGGCGGCACCAGATGCAGCATACGCCTTGACGGGCGCTGCCCCCGCTTTAAGCATCATGCCGGTTCCAAACGTGGCGTAAGTTGTTGGATCTCCAGCGACGTTTGCTGTAAATTTAAGCGCCGTGCCTGTAAGTCCGTAATCATTAAAAATTTTATTTCTGTTTTCTGTCTCTGCTACTCTTGAGATAAATTGATCCCATTCAACTTGGTTTTCAATTTCAATGGCATCATCAAAATACTTATCTGGAAGTTGAGCCTGCTTCCATTTTTCAAAGCCATTGACCTTTGGTGAGTTTTCGCCAAAAACGACCCTGTTTTGAAAATTTGAAATTGCTTTGCCCCAAAGGTAAGCTGGCGTTTCTTCTATAGTCGCCTTTGCCAAATCAAGGGCGGATGATGTCGCTTGTGGCTTAATTGGGTTAATTTCAGATGTCGCGTCATATTGCTTTAGGTTTTCGTCTTGAACATCTTGTGCTTCAAGAATAAGGCTACTCAAGTTTTCCAGCCTTTCTATTGCGCTCCATCTGCACACCAGCTTTCCATTTTTTCATATATTCTTCGTTGCTCATATTTGAAGGCTTCGCAGGGCCGCCAATAGCAAAAAATTTATTAGCATAAAGAGGTCTAATAACCGATTGGTCATCATTTGGAATAGCGGCGACTCTTTTTCTTGTTCCATCTGGCTTAAACAAGGGCACAATTGATCCGCCTCCGGCATCGTACCCCAACAAGAAACTTGGCTGTTTACCAGCAGCTTTTTCTCTTATTGTTTGCTCATCTCCGAACAAAACTGGCTTGCCAACAACATTTGTGGCTGTATCAGATTTGACCATATTTGGGAAATTTTCTTTATAAAAATTATTAAATTCTTTTTGAGCAAGCTCCAACCATGGCTTTTCGTCTTGAATGTTTGTTACTTTGGTTGGCGGGTAGCGAACAGTAACGCCATCAAATGTGCCATATTGATCGCGCAAAAGCTTTACAACATTATCTGTTGCTTCGGATGGAGATGCGCCAGAAGCGACGGCGTTTGCATACAAATCTTGCGCCTTTGTTTGCACCATTGGCCAGCTTTCTTCATTTATGCCAAGTCCGCTTACGACTTCACCTCTGAAACTATTGTATCTGTCGCCATCGTAGGCGACTTCATCTCTAATTTTCTTGTAGGACGTTTTAAATTCTGGATTTGTTGTTGACTTCAACACAGTCTCAACCGCTGTGCGTTGGTCCATTCCAGCTTCAATGCGAGAAAAAATAAGATTAGCGGTAGCAACATCGTTCTCATTTAAACCTTTACCATCTTTTGTAAAGCTTGACGGAAACTGCTCGTATGCTTTCGACACAATTCTTGACATGGAAACTGTTTCTTTGATTTGTGCGTCAGACATACCGTCTGTGTAGACATTTAAAAATGATTTTGCTTTATTGGCAATCTGAGTTGGCACCTTGTTTGTCAAGCGTATAGAATCAATTGCCCTATTTTCAAATTCAGTTGGATCAATCTCATTTTTTGACAATGGAGAAAGTATTTTTTCATTAAAGAAAACGTCAACGGATTCTTGGCTTGGCGCTTTATTTGATAATGGATCGGCTTGATAGTTTAAAACTTCCTCAACGGACCCTAGAGCGTCTATTTTTTTATTAACGGCTCCAAGTTGAGCCAAATAATCTTGTGGCTTGATTTGATTTCCTTCATACATTGATTGTAGTTTTTCTTTTGCAAGTCTTGGGTCTTGCTCTGCGATAATGCTAACATGCGTGCCGTTAAGTTCTGATCTTTTTTCTGCAATCTTTATTTTAGCTTGGTCGTCAGTAAAAACGCCTGAAGCTACGCCGCCAGCATAAACAGCCGACACGTTATTCATTGCAGCTTCTATCGCCGACACGTCGTTATTAATCATACCGCGAAGCGCGTCGTCCGTGTATTGACTCACGCGCATATCGGTGGAAATCGTTGCGTCTCTTTTGCGACGCGCTTGCACGGCATTTCGAAGTTGTACCGTGTCAGACAAACCAACGAGTTTATATTCCGCCATAGATCGCTCGTACATATTAGCGTCATCTTCAAATGTTGGAGAATACTTTGATAAAATTTCATCATATTTTTTTTGATATTCTTGCTCTGCGTTCGCGTACGAACCGCCGTTTTGAATAGCGTCAAGCATTTTAGAATGAGCGTCTTTTAACTCATAACGAATAGCCGAATCTGCCTTGAAGTATTCTGTTTTTCTCTCTTCTTCGAGTTGCCTTTGACGCTCAATTCTGTAATTGTCTAGTCCATCTGCAATTTGAGCAAATGTTTCGGACCTAACGTCTGCAATGTTGTTAAATTGAGGCGGATTTGGCGCTCCAACCTGATTATCATAAACAGGTATTTTCATTAAATTTGGCCTTTTTGAACTGGCTTAGGTTGTGAATTTTTAAATTGACCATATCCTTGCGCAGCAGCGCCAATGCCAGCAAGCAAGCTAGACTTAGCTTGATTCTTATATTCAACCTTTTGCACCGCACCATTATAGCGAATGTTCTCTTGTTCCAACCTAGAGTTGTAATCAAGTAAAGCAAGGTCAACCAGCGACTGTTGTTTTGTATCTTCAAACAAAGCATCGAAAGACGAAAGCGTTGCGCCGGATGCACCCGCTGCAACTTCTTGCTGGCCAGCAAATCTCTGTTGATCTCTTTTTAATTGCGTTTGCTCGATAGCAAGCTTGTTCTTTTGATTTTGAATATTCGCTTCTGCTTGACGCGAGGCGGCTTTAGCCATAGCGTTATTCTGCATATAGCCTTGAACACCCTGTGCAACTTGCAATCCAGCAGATACTAACGCCAGTGTTTCTAAACCCATATCAGATGACCCACCATTCGTATTCGTCGTTTAAATCTCTAATGTAAGAAAACCCTAGTACTTTTGCGATTTTTCTAGTCCATGGTCTTTGCTTGCTAATTATATGGCATATTTGAGGAAATTCCAAGAGATAACGATATTCCGCCAAATATAATTTTACTTGTTTTAAATGTTGAGCCTTGAATCCTTTTCCGTATAATGTCCAAGACCAATATTCGTTATCTGAAACTTTTATCAGGCCTGTCAACAACACACACTCATTTCCATCAAAAAATGCTGCTTGGTGTGGGGGCATTCCGTTTTCAAACGCCTTGAGAACGTCGTCCATATCGTTGGGCAAATGAAGATCGTTTTGAGTAAAGTTCTCAATTGTATGAAATGATAAAGGCTCAACCGTTAATTGACATTTCTTGCGCAATATAATTCACCGTGAGGTTTGTTGGCCAAGGGTGTCTAAGTTCTAACACGCCTTCCTTATCGTAATCCATAGGCGGCTCCGTGTCCAGAATACCACTAAACAACGGCGGCCCCTCATCTAAATTATGATTGCCCCCACCAAAAGGTACAATTCGCGCTTTGTTATTGGCGATGCCGTTAATCAAAAGTCCTATTGTATTAGTCAAATATATAAATATTTTGTGCGTGCGCCTGACGTTTCCTGCGATTGTGCCAAATTGCCTTGCTTCTACTGGAAGCGTTCTTAAAGTCGCTTCATAGGGCAGCCCAACATGTATTTTGCTTGCAAAAGCATCAATGGCAATAGATCCAGACGACACTACTTTTTGCCCTGCTACGTAGCCATCAGCTAAAACATTTACAGTTTCCCCGTTAAGCCATGTAAGGCCAGTAACGTCGTTAGTGGCCATTGACCAATTCCAAGACGCGATTGCTGACAAACTTGAAAACGGCGATGTAACATCAACCGTTATTTGTGTTCCACTTATGTAGCCTACGACAGTCGCTCTGGCTGTACCTGCTCGTACTTGATTGCCGACCATAGATGCAGAAAACACAGAAGATCCAGCCGTTATTGTAACACCAGAACCGCTTACCGCCGAGGGCGTTATTGACGCATCCAAGTAGCCATTGTATGTCGCGCCGCAGTCAACAAAAAATTGCGTATCTTTGTTGTCGTTATCGCCATCAAAGTTTTCTGTAATGTACTCTACTGTCTGTACCGTGGATCCACCAATTGTTCTAGACACAATAAGCCACACATCGTCGCCTGATAAATCTGGACGCTGAATACAGGCAACTGACTTAACTTGTGCGTTTGTGCCGCCGAGGTAATGCCTATGCCAGCCCTCGACTTGCTGCACTCTTTCGTAGCTGAAACCAAGAAGGACCCCATCAGATCGCACACACCAAAGAGTAGGGTCTGGCTCGTCCTGAAAGTCGCTGTCAATGATCCCACTATGCGTTATATGATCGTTAAATATAGTAACGTCACGGCTGATAAAACTATCAATACCAAAATCGTAATTAAGCTCTCTTTGTTTTAAAGAAGATTTGGAAGAATATAATATGGCATTTCCAACCCTGTGAGCACGAACATTGAGAGCCGAGCCTGTTTTTGATTCGCGTTTAATTGTTACGTTTGTTGGTGTTACTGGAGCATAAGAGGATGCTGTGCCGCCTGTAAGAGAGTGCTCCCCACCAGCCGTGCCAATCATAAGCGTGCGTCCAGATGACAGCCATCTAATATCGTTTACTTGGTCGTCTCCAATTGTATAAACAAAACCATTGCTGTCAACGACTGTGCCGTCTGGGTTTGTAGGCGAAAAAACTGCATTTGCTCCAAATTGCCCAGTTCTTGTTCCAAACACAGTTGCTGGATAGCTTTCAGTATTGGCTAAAATCATTCGCTGTTCGTATATAGTGCCAACTGCAGGCCATCCCATAGACCCACCAAAATACGAAAAAGACCATGTGGCAGTCGCAGATGCTGCAGTTAAAGTGTTAACAACCGTTGCGTTTACAACAGTGCCGCTAGTAAATCCAGTAATTGTAACATAGCCCCAGTTGTTGCTGGCCACCCTAATGCGCATTTGTCTGCCAACGTCACCAGCGACAAAAATAGATGTAGATGCTGTAAGGGTGATTGCGCCAGTCGCCGCAGATGGCGTGATTGTTGTTGCTGTTGAATTTGTTGGCAAAAATGGCCCATCTTCAAAAGATAAGGTGTTTATTGTCCAAGCCGTGTCAGACGTTCTTGTAATGACCCTCGTTTGATAACTTTTATGGCATATATATAATCTATCAAAAGATTGAAAGTATTTGAGTTCTTTTAAAACAGAGGCTGGCCACGGCGTAACAATTTCATAAGCAACAGAAGGGGAAGATTCAACAACGCCTCTATTGCGGTAAAATCGAGCGTACCCATCTCCAAGTTCAATAATGTAATTCTGTACGGTTGAAAACCGAAAGGGTATCAAGCGTGTTTCTTTTGTGCTGTCTTTAACTGTTGACACGTAATATGTGCCAGTTCTTTTAGTGATAGCACCTTGCGGAAACGGTATCATATTTTGCGAATACTTTGTCGCATTATAATACGCATCGTTATCTACGCGACCTATGATCCTTGGGGAAAGCTCGCCACGATTAAAAATTGATTGTATGTGCTTATAAAGCTTTCCCATTAGCTGTGCGCTTTTATAAATACTTCTGAAATAAATGTAGTGCTATCTTGCTCTGTGGCTCCAGCATGCGCTGCTCTAATGATCGTTTCCTTCATTTCCTTATTCAGCATTGTTTTCATGCTTTCCGACTGCGCCATTGTAATTGCCAATTCATGCGCAAGTTTTGTCGCAAATGCCTCTACGAATAAAGGGTCAAACTTTTCTTCTTCTTGAACGTCATAGGTATAAATAATATTTAGCGCCGTTGTGTCAGCAATGATTTTATCGCCTTCTCTAAACCAACGACCGTACCCATAAAAGTAATCTAAATCGGTGCCTACAACTCTTAGGCAGTCTGTTGGAATTTGGAAATAAGATCCGCCGTCAAATAATACCGCATCGGCCAATGGCGCTAAAACAGCGCGTTTTCTGGCAAAGCGCCACAAATGAGAACGAAGCAATGCTTTTTTGTTCACTTCGTAAATTAACTTGAGATAATCAGCCGATTTTGTGCCGTCGTCTAAACTTGTGATAAAGGAATCTGACCCGATTTTAGCTAAGGCAATATTGCAAATTTCAACTTTTGAAGCCATGATTTCCTCTTTAAAAAAGAGGCGATAGCTCGCCAACCGCACCACTTAGCAGGTGCCGCATGGGATTAAGCCGGAGGCGCGGCTTAATCTACAACGTATGTTAATACAATACGAAGCGTACCGGAAGCTGGCAATGATGCCGCTGCAACAGTCAACTGCAACTGCTCTGCAGTTGTAATTTCTGTGAGCATAGCTGCTTGGTTAACTTGTACTGTGCGCTGGTTAGCTGTTGTTACAGCCGCTGCTGTGATGTATTTGCCAGTTGAACCAGAAATACCCAAAGCAAGCGTTGCTGAACCAGTTGTGACAGATGTTACAAAATAAGCATCCAATACACGAGCGCCGACCGGAATTAAACCGCCGCCGATGTTATAGGAACCAGCCGCGTCTGAAGCGTATGTAAAAGTCTCTGTTACGACTTTTACTTTACCGCCAGAAGCGTGTGGGCCTACTTTTGTAGGTGGGTTTGCTGCCACGAGTAGTGCGTTAGTTGAAGGCATAGTAGTTTCTCCTTATGTTAATTAAGTGGCAAGGCATTTGATTTCGACAACTTTGCTGTTCTCTAAGCGAGTAGCAGCCATAGACAAGCTAATGTACGCCTGCCATGGTTGGCCACGTTTTTGCTTGTTAATAGAGATGTCGAATGTCGGGTTTTGTGATGTACACAAACCAACGCCTGTTTTTTGGAAAGCCACAACACGGCGATAGCCTGAGCCATCTGTAGGAATACGTGTTGATTTAATAAATTTAAAGCCTAAAAGACCGTCGATTTCGCCTGTTACAAGGTTGCGGCTTGTTACGAAATCAGAGCTTGTAGCTTCTGTTGTTGCCAACAATTTGGCATGGTTTACAGGGTCCAGCAAAAGATAACGATCTTCCATTGGCACATCTGCAGCATCCATAATGGCTTCTGCTTCGATAAGCTTGGAGATCGTTAAGTTTGCGTTACCTGAGCCTACGCCATAAGACCATGAGTTGATCGCCACAACCTGACCTGCAGGCAATGAAGATGTTGTTGAACCAGTTTTACCTGTTTTCATGTCGGCATAAAGTGAGTTAATGATAATATCATCAACTTGACGGCCCATTTGAGCAGCCTGCGCCTGAACAATCTGGCTTGCTGGATCAATGAGCATTTTCATCTTGTCGAAAGAATCAACAAACTTTGTATCATCGTAATCAAGTAAGTCTACTGCGCGACGCTCGAATACTGTATCTGTTGGGTTGATATCTTCAAATCGATTTGTGACTTGAGACATAGATGAGTTTGTATTGTATAGTTCGAAGTAAAAACGCTCCGCAGATGAAGTTTCGTTAATAACTTTATCACGTAGCTTTGACACGGTTTGCTGTGCCATCATTAGCACGTTGCTACCGTAGTTCTGTACAAATGATACAGGTGGGTTTGTGTATGACATGTCTATTTTCTCCTATGATTTAGACAACAAAAAAACTTGGCTTGCGCCATTTACTGTTTTCAGAGTTGTCCAGACCGGAAAAAAAGATCTGCCATGCAGGTTGTCTTTAAGTCGGGATTCCGAGTAATTTTAACACCGGCAGATTCACAAAGGAGTTGTCCGCCACAAACCCATAATATTATATATAAAAAAAGCCGTCAAGCTGTTTTTACATCCGGATACGCGTAAGCAAATAATTTTTGTCGTTGCTCAACGTAGTACTGGTGTTGCGGGTGCGCCTTGTCCATAAGTGCCTTTTGAATATTGCTATCCATAGACATTGCAGATAATTGTTGTTTGGCATCTTGTGGCGAAAGCGCTCCGCTTGTTGTTTGGCCATTTGCCAATAAAACGGTAGACTCTCCCGTTTTTTCAGCAATAGCAACGGCATACTTTGCAAAAGCTGGATGCTTAAACACCTGAGGATTTTCCTTAATAAGGTTCATAAGCGACTCGCCGCCAACTTTTTCAAGCGCGTTAACGGCGGATGTGATTTTTTCATCAAACGCCAAGCCGTATTCTGTTTTAAGTTCGGTTTTCCAAGCTTCAAACTGGCTTTCTAGCTGCTTTTGTTGTTGTTCTTGCTGTGCTTTGGCTTCTCCAAAAAACTTACCAAAAATGCCATCAATTTGCTTTTGATTTAAACCAAGGGAGTGCGAAAGCTCAGTCCAAGGCTTTAAGCTACCATCTGCGGCATATTCTTTGTAAGGCTCAAGGTTGTATTTGTCTGGTGATTCTGGTCGGCCCAACTTGTTATAAACCGCATCCCAAGCTTCCTTGCTGTCATCTTTTGGCACGGCAAGCAAAGCGTTTTTATCCAAACCAACCATTTTTGCCGCGCTTGAATATGACTTAGCTAAATCCTCAACGCTCTGAAAATTAGCAAAAACGCCGTCTGTTCTGAGTTCCTGCGGCAGCATTTTAATAAAAGCGTCACGGGGAGATTCTTGCGGCGCTTGCTGTTGCTGCTGTTGCGCCGGCTGTTGTTGGTCGCCTTGTGTTTGAGCAACTTGCTGATCTGTAATTTGTGCTTCGCTAGTCATTTTTCACCTCTGTTGAATTTTCCTCAATTAAAGCATTAAGCTTGTTTGTATCATAGTTTAGTTTGTTTAGTATTTCAAGGACGACTTGCCTTTGCCCTTCGCAAAACGCCAGATTAATAGCGTCGCTTTCACCTTTGATTGGGAAGGGTCTTAAAACGCGATATTTTTTGCACAAATCTGCTAAAACAATCTGTCCAGATTGTGTTGCAAACGCCTCTTTATAATGCCCCAAATAAGACTTAAAAGAGATTTTATTGAGTGCCTTGAAGATCATTTACTGCCCCTGCAACATTTTTGGCTGACTTAGAATAAGATTCAGCAACCTGCCCTTGTTGCGCTGCAGCCGTTGCCTCATCTTGTTTTTCTTTCATTTGCTGCACCTCCTCTTCATCTCGCAAGTAGTTTTGCGGCCATGAGAATGTTTTTAGCAATTGATCTCTAAAGATTGCAGGTGCGTTTACGTGCATTGGCACCGATTGGTCAAATTGCGCCAACTGAGCGCCTATTGTTAATCCTTGCAAAACAGCGTTGGCTTGAACGGCCCTTTGAGCAACGGCCATTGGTGAAGTATAATCAATAGACACTTCCTTACCTTGTGATGACGCAGGTGGTTTTGGCAGTAAATTATTATCAATAGCCAAAAACAGCGTGCGCTGAATAAGCGGAGATAAAAACTCAGCCCCAAGTCGAGATAGCATAGGCGATAATTGACGCAATGAATCTTGCGTACGTTGATTAACCTCAACGGTTGTCATTCGGCTTAATTCAGGCAAATTAAGCCAATCAACGTAAAACATCTTTTGAATAAGGATGCGTTTTTGTTCAATGAGCGTGTCAAAATAATTTGGCTGGAAGCCGTTTTGCCAAAATTTAGGTTCGCCCAAATCTGGATTATAATAGTTGATGGCGCCAGCATCTAAGCGCAACGGCAAAATCATGCCCTCTGCAGGTGACAGCAATGGCGGGTCTGTATTTTTTGCCGCAGCCCTTGTCATGATTTCGACCATGGTATTCAATTGACGCGCTTCTGAAATAGCAGCAACGGCTGGCCCGTAACCGTATGTTTCTCCAGCACGTTTTGACCAACGCGAAAACATAAATGGAAAGTCATCGAATCCATCTTCGCGCATCATATGCTTATGAAGGATGTCTATAAAGCAAGACTTATAGGGCTTTTTATCCTTTACAGCGCCTCGGCCGTAATGAGCGTCACGCGGCTCAATAACCTGCAACACCTCGATTTCCATTGGTACATTTTTGCGATACGCCTCTGCAACTTTTGGATGCACATTAGCTTCGCCAAAAGATCTGATAACTTCAATAGGGCTATATTTTCTACACAAATAAACGGTATCCGTTTTACCAAGTTCGTTTTCGCGTGTATAGCACGTTGCCAAAGGTTCTGAGTTAAATATAATTTGCCCTTTTTTAAACGTCACAGACATCGCCGCGTTGCCAAACGCGATTAAATCGCAATAAAACTCAAAAGTAGATGTTGCAAAAAGAGAATCTGGGGACGAAAACACGTCAAATAAATAATTAGAAGCCATGTCAAGCCAGCGTCTATCATCTGGCGTTTCTTTATTGCCTTTAATGCGCAAAGCGGCCCATTTGCTCGAAGGCGGGGTAAGCATACCATGCAATCCAGACGCAAGCTGCTCTAATGAATGCAGCGCCGTGCTATCGTAGATTTTTGGCGTGCGTTTTTGCCCCTCTGTCCTTGTCGTTGTAAAATCACGGCGCGGAAACATAAGATCTGCAACTTCTTGCCAAGTGCTATCATAAGTTTGGCGGTCAGTTTTCATTTTTTGTAAAGCGGATAAGTAATGCTTTACTTCTTCTTTTTCTTCTTCCATCTATCCGCCTAGAAGGGTTCTTCTTGATTGAGCCATGCTATCAGATGGTGCTCCGGCAAGTGTTGAAACAATGTTTCCTGTGGTACCTGACGCAGCAGCGCGACGACGACGCTCTGCTTCCGCTTCGGCTGTAGCGTCCGCTGATGTGGCCTGATTGTTTTGAATCAATGGCTGCACAACTTCTGGTTTTGGTATTTTTGGTCCTTTTAAAATACTTAATGGATTGAGTCCGCCCATTATCTTCTTCTCCTACGCAAAAAAGCTGCTACAGCATCTATTGTAGCAGAAATTATACCAGTTTTATACACTGTATTTTTATAAACAGTGTCTTTGAATACGCTCATTAAAACCACCCTATAATAACAAAACCATCTCCGCCTTGACCACCTGCGCCGCCTGTTGTACCGCCACCGCCGCCACCACCGCCGCCGCCAAATGCAGCAGGTCCACCCGCGCCACCGACACCAGCGTTACTTGCGCCACCACCGGAACCGCCTGAGAATATTTGCGGGAATATAATGCCATTTGGGTTGGTAATAAGCTGTTTATTATAGTTAAATCCAGCTTGTCCCGCGTTTGAACCAGCGGCACCGCCTGAAATTGCAGGCCACGGACCCGCGTTTGTAATGTTACCACCAGCAAAATCAGCCGATGTTGTACCGCCCCCACCTGCGCCGCCTGTTGTAATGTTACCAGAAGCACCAACGGATCGGTTACCACCCGCCGCGCCCGTTTGCACACCACCAGCGATACCAGCCTCGCCCGCTTGTGATTGCCAAATACCTATGCTTGCAATTGCGGTTGCGCCAATTGTTGAGACCGCACCAGCCGTACCAGCAGATCCAGCCGCCGCGGCCGTACCGTTACCACCAGCGCCACCACCAGCTTGTGTTATAATGATGTTTTGCCCAGTAGTGTTAGGGGCTAATGAAATATAAGTTTGAGTACCAGCCGTTGCAGCCGCGCCGCCCTTACCAACGCGAACGAAAAACGTATCCGGCAATAAAAAGCATGGCACAAGCAATTTAGTGCTACCGCCTGAACCGCCACCACCGCCGCCGCCTCTGGCAGCCGCAGCCGCAGCCGTAAAACCAGCACCGCCACCACCACCAGCCGCCTGAATAAACATATAGCACCAGACAGAGCCAAACGGCTTATTGACAGCGACCCATCCGTTAGTTGTTGTTGTAGATTGCGCCGCTAAAATAACTTGAAACTTAGTGCGTCCGTTTTCAGGTAATGACTGAGGCCACATTTTACACCCATTCAGGGGTTACATTAAACTCAATAGGTGTATAACCAACGGGAACATCTACAAAATCCCCGTTTTCTTTATAAAGGCCAATTTCAACCATATCTTCGTTGAATTTAAGCCAGCCGAAACCTTCTAAACCTTCTGTGAATTTAATCTTCCAGTATGTCATTACAATTTACCCGCAACTGTCAAAGGGTTAAAACCAGTTGTCGCAGCACCTGTTGACGTACCGAACGTCGCAAGGATTTTTGTTGAAGCTGGTAACAACATATAAACAGGAATATCATAAGTAGGGGCCGCAAGTGTGTTAGATGCAGTCCAAGCCGCCACAGCTAATTCACCAATCATTGCTGTATTAGCCGCCGTGTTTGTTGTACCAGCCGTAAATGCACCAGTCGCAGAGCAATACCATAAACGAATAACCGTCGCCGCGATTGTTGAGACTGGCTTAAAGCGTACATATTGAACGTAGCTGCCCTCAGTTGCGTCCGCTGTGTAAATTAATGACGTGTTAGCACCTGTGCCATCTGTTGCGGTATTTGCGCTTGTGCCAATGATTGCACCGCCGAGTTGTAAATCAGAAGTTCTTGTATAAATTGGACTTGTATTTGCTGCCATTTTTTACTCCTAAATAAATATGTTTGTTCTTATTGCTTCCATCAGACCATCGGTTGATCTGTTGTTAAGTTGGTCTTGTATTGATGATGTAACACCTTTGACGTATGCCAATTCTGTTAAACTTGGATAAGTTGCCGTATCCAATGCTGTAATGGTTTTAGTTGCACCCGTGGATAATATGCGGTTAGCTGTGCTTGCGTCTAAATCCCAACCACCATAAAGCGTGCCATTAACAGAACCACCAATACCCCAACCTAAGGCATCGGATCCGGCATTTGTTTGTAAGCGCCCGCCAGCCGATGTATTGGTTTGAATGTTTCCAGTTACTATCTCACCTGCGACTGTCAAAGTGTTTGTAGTGCTGTCATAAGTAAAATCAGCATCAGCGCCAAGAGCGCCAGCATTATTAAATTGTACTTGTGTCGTTGAACCAGCAGCATCTGGCGTTCCAGAAACAACGTGGTTTGCGTTCCAATCTGTATGATCCAACAGTGGGGATTGTGGGTCAGATGCTACCGTTGCGTGAGTAACAACCAAGGCCATTAGATGCCTTTAATTTTAGCTCTGATTTCCTCAAGTGCTTCTTGAAGTTTTGCGTATTCTTTTTGGTCGTCCGCAATTTTTGTAAGTAAATCTGCGTGCTGCTTTTTTGCTTTTGCAAGATCGTCTTTTGCTTTTGCAACGTCTTTTTTAATGTCAGCATCAGTTTCGGCAACTTGTTTTGTTGCATCAGCAATAACAGTAGCAGCCGCGTCTTTGGCCTCCGCTACAATTTTTTCCGCCTCTGCTTTTGCGTCATCAACTGCTTTTTGCGCATCTTCTAACGACTTAACAAGCTTGACCTGATCTTTTTTCATTTTTGCAGTAGCCGCGTCAACCTCTGACCGCACTTGTTCTGCGTTAACAAGAACATCGGCAACCTCTTGCGCCTTTTCAAAAAGCTTGAAAAGTTTACCCATTTTATCAAGTTCGTTCTTAAATTCGGTTGCGTTCATTGTGTACCTACTTTGAATATTTTGCGCAAATAATTACAGTAATTGCTGTTGTACCATCACCCGCAGTAACAATGGGGCGAATGTATCGCGGAGACTCAACAATCATTTCAATGGCCGCTGTTGTTTTTGTAATTGCGTTAGCTTGCATGTCTGTTAGTGGGAACCAAACAGCGCCGTCGTTTGATCCTTGAATTGTAACCGATCCACCAACACCAAATGTACCCTGAATCGTTACTGTCTTGTCCGGCGCTCCAGCCAACTGCAATGGCGAACCATCGTCGCCGTTAGCAAGTGGTGTCCATGTAATATACGACGATCTGTTGTTAATATGATCTGAGGTAGAAACTAAAGGAATTGTCGCCATTATGTTGTCCTAATTGTGATAAGTGCACCGGATGATTCTGTTGTAATTTGCGTAGGGGCAACAGTAATTGTTGACGCTGAGTTTGTCACAACACGCCATTGACGTGAGTTTGCTGCAGATCCTGCAACTTCGATAATTTGTCCAACCAAACTTGACGATGGAAATCCGCTACCTGAACTTGAAATCGTATCTGGAGAAGTAAAAGAAATATCAGTTGCCGCAACAACTGGGCCACCCTTGTCTCCCGCTTGACGATTATTGTTGCGACGCGTATTGTTCAATGCCGCGCTAAGTGGAAATAATTGCCTAATTCGTGTACCAATACGCATATTTATCCATTCTGTAAATAGCTCGCGGACCCAACGCCGCTGTGTTCTTGAAATACTTTACGCTTTCCCGAGCCTTTTGTAAAGGAAGATTTTTCACGTTTAGACCCACCGAATGTCAATAAAAACGAATCTGCTTCATCTGGAGAATTACCCATTGCTTTTTTGTCAATAATTGTCCATTTGCCGTTTGAATCTGCAACTTCCCATTCAACGCTACTAAGCTGTGCTGCAAGGCGTTGGCAACCTTGCGGTATTTTGCAAAACCCACCTTCAAACCATTTTCTTCCGCGATCCCATAGCTCTACCCTAAACGACGTAAATCGTTCGCCAACTTTGGAGCCACGCAGCGAAACATTCACGCGCACAATGCGCACCGGTTCTCCTTTGAGCACCTCTGCCAAACGCTGCGCAAATGTAGTCCCCATACCAATGGCATCAACGCAAATTTCATCTGGCTTCATCTGATCTGGCGTGCGCCAATATTCATCTGCAACAATCCCAACAGACACAAGAGCGTCTTTCCCGCCCCAAGACTTTGGCGGTTCTAGTAAGATATTACCCATGCGCTTTGAAATGGCGCTTTTGTCGCGTCCGTCAGATACATCAACGCCCCAAACAATCCAATCGCTATCGGGCGACACGTCTCTATCAACGGCTTCGTCAATCCAAGGTCTTGGAATGATTGTACCGCTATCTTCAAGATGAAACTCGCCTAGCACGCGCACTTTGTATTCATAGCTATTTTCGCCATGTTTTTCGCGCATATCGTCTATGTATTTTTTGGTTACACGCTCGCTATCTTGGCATCCAACACGCATACACCAGTAGTTATTTTTGTCTGCGTTAAACGCATCGTAAAACCAGCCGCTGCTTCTTGTTGGGTTTCCAATTAGGACTGTCAAAGCACCTTCTTCGGACATTACCCCTTGACCTGCCAAGAAGATTGCGTCCGGCACCCCTGACGCTTCATCGGCGACCATCATAATTGCCTTGCTGTGAAACCCTTGGAACGACTCAGGCGCTTCGTCTCTAGCTGTCCTTGCGACTGCAAAATTTTCATGTAGCGTCACGCGATCTGTTTGCACGTCAAACGGAAACACCTCTTTTAGTTCAGCGGGCACGCTATTGGCCCATTTTTTGATTTCCGGCCATAACACCGCTTTTAGCTGCGGCGACGTAGGCGCTGTACATGGTATCTTGCTATCGTCAAAGCATGCCAAGTGCCATAGGATTAACATTGCGACACCCGCTGTCTTGCCGACACCCGTACCGGACCTTACTGCGAACCGCGTCTTGCATACACCATCGTCATTTGGCAGCCCCGCCCTTGCCAGCGCAATCGCTTGGAACCATTTTTTTTGCCATTGCTGTGGCTCTGCGCGCAACACATCTTCACAAAACAACCATGGCTCTAGCTGCCATTTTTTGACCAACGCCGGAAAGTCTCTGTCTATCTCGGCCAATACAGCTTCTACGCTACGCATTTACGCCGCCTATTTCTTCGCCTTCCATTTCGCCATCCTCATCAACCGGCCTTGCAACACCGTCCTCTACGACCATTTCTAGCGGCTTATAGCCCTCAAGCGACTTCCACGTAGACCGTATATCGCGCTTGCCGGTACTCAGCACCACAGACTGCGCAACCTTGCCATATCCACGATCCGCGATTTCTTTCACAACTGTCATAATTTCCTTAATGTTTTCGCTACCCATAGCCAAAGAAATGGCCCTATGCAACAAAGCCGGTGTTGCGGACCTTGCGTAAGCTTGCAACTCCTCATCGGTCATCACAATCGGCGCGCTATCTTTTTGCCTTTTAAACTTTTTATTAATCAACTGCATTTCGCGTTCGTCAAACTCAACGCCGTCAATCAAGTACCGTTCTTTTGGCCGGCCACGTATTGCACGCACAAGTTCTTTTGTTGGCTCAATCTCTGGATTTTTTATAAGAAAATCAACGGCGCAATCTATTTTTTCTCTGCGTTTTGCTTTTTGCTCGTTTAACTTTTGAAAATAATCTTTTTGATCTGTTCCCACGCGTCATCACCGTTTAAAGCTCTTACAACATAACATTCATGCCCCATTAGCGCAAATGCTTCGTGTAGCTTTTGCTGGGTATCCGCGACTGGCGTTTTGGCCGCCTTTAGCTCAACCCACACAATCCGCCGATTTAAAATAAAACATAGGTCAGGCCAGCCAGAGCGCATACCCATAAGCTTTGCTTTTGCCGCCGCGGCCATACTACGCCTTGCCGCGTTTTGATCTCCGTGAACAATTATACCTAAACGTAGCGCTTCCTTGACAACGTGCATTTGGATTTTGTCCTCTGATAACCCCTTTGTTGCGGGTATACCCTTTGTGCCTGCCGATTTACTGTAAACACGTTTTTTGCGCATAATGTACAAAATAGCACAACTTGGTTTAAAAGTAAATTTTTAAAAAATTTTCGTAGTGGTCCAACATAAAACCTCGTACCCCCTAGTGTGGGGGTGATGGGTACCTCCGAAAAAAAAGAAATATTGAATGCTACGCATAAGTTTATTTATTAGTAAGGACTAATAAAAGACAATGCAATGATGTGTATTATGATAATTACAATTGAATATGAATGCTACGCATGAGTAATGACTTTGGCGCGATAATCGAGCATGTGCGCATAGCTATCATGCAGAAAACGCATAGCTAATATTATTACAAGATTAATTGCTATAATGATTGTTACACAAGAATAGAC